AAAGTGGAGGACTACTGCGTTTTTCAGGACGCCGGGTACAGCACCGGGAACGTGTATGATGAGTGTGGGCAGCATGGCTGGAACGCGATGATGGGCCGCGGGGATGACTTTTTCTGGATCGGCACTGGGCGCCGGCGGCATCAACGGGCGTTTTCCGAACCGCGGCCGGTGCGATCTCCACGGGGTCACACGTGTAAGCTTATCAACTGGGCAAACGAGCCAATCAAGGATCAGCTAGTCCGCCTGAGAGCGCAGGGGGCGCCCCTGTGGGAACATCCGCGGGACGTGTCCACCGACTGGACCGCGCACATGAACAGCGAGGTGAAACGGGACACCGTGGACCGGGTGACGAAACAAGTCAAACAGCGTTACGTGCTTGTGAAACGGCACAACCACTTGTGGGACTGCGAGGCAATGCAGTTGGTCGCCGCGGCGTATTTCCGCATTCTTGGCCAGATTGACAACCGAGACGAGTGATTGACATGCGGCGGTTAACGTGGACGCCGCAACTTCTGTGATTCTCAACGTATTTTTGCAGCAGGATGTCGCGTTTTTGCGAAACCTGCGGGACTCAACTTTTGACGCAGTGAGTGCTGGCGAGGGCACGCTAATTTCCAGCACGGTCAACGGATCAAGCTTTTCATTTTCCGCGCCGGGGATGCTTTCCAAGCTCCAGATTTTAGCGATGGCGCAGCTCGCCCTTGATCACAAAGCGCGCGGCATTTGTCGGCCGGTGACCCGCACGCAGGCAATGTTCAATTGATTATGGTTCGGAACTTTTTGCAGCGCATCAAAGCTAGCCTCGGGTTTGGGTCCGGCGGTCCGAATCAACTGCGGCTGGCAAACGGCGGGTACTGGGCGCAGAGGCCCCTGCTAGGCAACTACGCGCAACCGCTCGACAAAAACATCGACGTGAGCGAGTGGCGCACGATCGTTAACGCAAGCCAGAAACTTTTTTGGAATTTTGGCCCGGCGCAGGGTGCACTGCAGGAAAAGAGCACGTACGTGGTTGGCCGCTCCTGGCTGCCGCGGTTTGAGGGCGAGGACAAAGAATGGGGGCGCGCGGCGACTGACTGGCTTGTGTCGCAGTTTTACGGCGTGTCGCACGTTAACGGGATGGATTTCCAGACCGCGCTTTACCTCGACAGTCTTTCGGTAGACCGCGACGGGGATGTCTTTTGCCTCTATACCGAGGCACGCGACGGGTATCCGCAGTTTCAGCAGATCCCCTGGCACGCGATTGGCAGCCGAGACAATAAACCCGCGGTGGAAGCCGGACCATTTCGCGGGTACCGGCAGCACAACGGCGTGATCATTAACGAATACGGGCGCCCCATTGGTTTTCGCGTGTTGGGGCGCACGCCGGAAGAGGACCGGGACATTAGCGCCCGAAACATGGATTTCCTCCGCGAACCGGTGGCCCCGGACCAGACGCGAGGGCTCCCAGCGTTTACAAGCGCAATCCTCGACCTGCGCGACCTGATGACGATGCAGGATTACGTGCGGCAGGCCGCAAAACTGGCGGCGGCGATTGGGCTCATCGAACACAACGAACTCGGCGTGGCAGACATGAGCGATCCGGTGATGCAGTTGCAGCGGCCGGGCCCAACGCAACAGGGGCTGGTCGGCGAGGAAATTTTCGGGGGCACCGTGCGTTATTTCCGCGCCAACAGCGGCGCAAAGCTGGAACAGTTAAAGAGCGAAGTGCCTTCCGAGGCTACAAACAGCCTGATGGAACGACTCCTACGCAACGCCCTGCACGGTGCCGGCCTGCCGTACGAGTTTTTCTGGGACGCATCAAAACTTGGGGGCGCCAGCGTCCGCGCGATGGTCGCAAAAGTTAACCGCACTGTATCGGATCGGCAGGACCTCCTACGTCCCGCAGCGCGCCGGCGAGTCGGCTACGCGGTCAGCAAAGCGATCAAGCTGGGCATCCTGCCACCTTATCGAGGGACGGACCTCGGGGGCAGCCTCAAATGGGGGTTCACCACGCCCCCAACGGTGACCGTCGATGCAGGCTATGCCAACGCAGACGCCCGGGAGGCGTACAAACTCGGCATGCGCACGCTTACTGAGATTCTTGCCGAGGGCGGCCGCACGTTGGGGGATCACCTTGACGAACGTGAACGCGAGGAAATTGAAATCCGCACGCGCATGGAGCGCAGCGGGCTGCCGGAGTCGGCGTTCCGCGTGATTCCCGGCGTTCCGATGGCCGCAGCGCCCGCCCCAGCACCGACCGAGACTCCCGCACTATGAGGTTCCAACGCGTTTTTGAGCAGGTTTTCTTCCGCCCGTGGTTTATCACCGCCGAGGGGCACGCCGCGGTGGCGCGCGTGGTAAAAAATGCAATGGTGCGTGCTGACCACATGCCCGGCGCGGAAATGTTTGCCAACCCTCGAGAGGAGATGGAAATCCTGCCGTCGGGGATCGCGAAAATCCACGTGTGCGGCGTGCTTGGCAAAGGGCTGTCACAGATTGAAAAAAGCTGCGGGAACAGCGATTACGAGGACATCGCTGACGAGATCGAAAGCGCAGTCGAAGAGGGTGCCCGCGGAATTTTTTTAGAAATTTCCTCCCCAGGCGGAACTGTGGTCGGCAACGCAGAAATCGCCGAAGCCGTGCAGGCGTGCCCAATCCCGGTCCTTGCGTTTTCGGACGACCTCGCGTGCAGCGCGGCGTACAACATCGCCGTGAGCGCCGACTGGGCTTTTGGCACGCCGTCATCCACGTGGGGCAGCATTGGCACCATCATTCCGTGGATCGACCAGTCGGCCATGTGGGCCGCGGAGGGCATGGACTGGCAGCCGATTACAAACGTTGAGGGGGACCTTAAGGCGGCCATGCACGGGCCATCCTTGACGCCGGACCAACGCGCTTCGCTTGAGCAGTACGTGCAGGATGCGTTTGAGCAGTTTCGCGGAAACGTGTTGCGACGCCGGCTGGTAAGCGCGGATGCAATGCGCGGGCAGGCGTTTCTAGCGCCCCGGGCGCTGGCGAACAACCTCATCGACAAAATCGCGTTGGAAGATGAGGCAATGGCGTTTCTTGAAACGCAGCTTAGTTGACAGCCTGAAAAGGGCATCATGATTGAAGGCCCGAAGACGATCACCGAGGCGCTGACGGCGCTCCGGTCTGCGCAGGAAGAAAATGCCCGCCTTGCCGCGGACTTGACCGCAGCGACCGCGCTGTTGAACGAGCAAATCGGCCGCGTTGAAAACATCGAAGCGCAACGCGTCGAGCTGCTGGACGCCGTCACGGCTCTTGAAGCACGCAACGCCGAATTGAACCAGGCTGCACAGGCTGCCGAAATGCGCGTGACCGAGGCGATGGCAGCGATCGGCGTGCCGCCTGTCGCCGTTGCTTCCGAGCCGGTGCAGCAACGCACACAAAAAGAACTTTGGGCCGAGTACAACGCTTTGCCCGTTGAAGCGCGCAACGCTTTTTACCTTAAGCACCGCGACACACTCCGCAACTAACACCCACTAAACCAATACCATGGCCACCAATACCATCGCCGGAGTAAACCTCGCGGCTATCGCTCAAGAAAGCCTCCCCTACGCGTCCAGCGTCTTTGCTCCCCTCGCGGCGTTCACGACAGATTTTTCTGCGGACATCGCTGCAAACGGCGCATCCGTGACGACCCGCATTCCAACCCGCCCTACGGCGGTTGACCTTTCGAGCGGGTACACGCAGCAGGACACGGCAATGACCGCTAAGACCATCACCCTTAACCAATTCCCGGGTTTTGTGTGGGGCTTTAACGACCTTGAGCGTTCCAAAAGCGCAATCAACCTCAACGACTTGTTTATCCGGCCCGCGCTGGAAGCTGTTGGGCAGGCGGTATTTGATTACATCTGGAACCTTGTCGTCGTTGGAAATTTTGCCACATCGACAACGATCACCGCGGCAAACTTTGATCGCGACGACCTTGCGGACATTGCTGCCACGTTGACCGCCACCAAAAAGGCGCCCAAATCCGGCCGCAGTTTGCTCGTCAACCCGACCTACTACGCGTCGCTAGTCAAAACCCTAAACAGCGCGGAAATCCCCGGCATCACGGCCCAAAAAACCGAAGGCGTCGTTCCTCGCGTTGCCGGGTTTGACGTCTACGAGACGGACCTCGCCGACGCGAACGCCGCGAACCTGCAGGGGTTTGCCGCTCACAAGTCTTCGCTGATCGTTGCGGCGCGCAGCGTCGACAGCACCGGGTTTGCCGAGTCCGGCGGTGAGATTGCCGACGTGGTTGTCCCCGGCCTCAACCTGCCGCTTCAATGGAGGCGTTGGTACAACCAGGACGAAGGCGTCCTCAAGTACTCCCTCAGCGTCCTTTACGGGGCTTCCGCTGGCACCGACACCGGCGTCCGCATTGTCAGCGCCTAGTTGTTTGTTGATGTGTTTCACCGCCGAGGGCCTCAAATCCTCGGCGGTGTTTTTTTTGATGCAGAACGCCGCGCGTGTCGTAAGTTTCAAATTGAAATGACGAAAATCGCAATTGTCACGCACCGGACGGGCCTGCGGCCTGATGTTGTTTTTCACGGGACGCCGGATGAAGCCGTGCGTTTTTACAAAGATTTTTCGACGCCCGGCGAAGTGTGTTTGTTTGTCTGCCGGTCTGCTGAGCGGACAAAGAAGCTGAAAGCCGCAGAACCAGACGCAGAAGTAACGGCGCCCCGCGCGCGCAAACGAGTGCTCTGATGGGATTTCACGAAATCAACGCCCGCGCTGTTACGGACGCGATCGCCTACATGGGCCAATCGTTTACTTTCCGCGGCACCGTTTATCGTGCGATCATCAACGAATTGGAAACTGACCCGGACCTCGACATCGGCGGCAACCGAGCAAACTACGTGATGGCGGTTTACGTCCGCAAAACGGGGTTTCCGGCGCCAAGCGTTGGCGAGCTGGTGACGGTTAACGGCACCGCGCTACGCATCGCGACGATCCAGTCGGATGTGATCTCCTACACGTTAAACCTGGAACACCCAACGCAATGATCGACCAGTTTTTGGTGACGGCAATCGGCGACGCGTTGGCGACCGAGTTTCCGGCGATGTACATCGGCCGACAGCACACGGCGGATGAAATGCAGCTACCCGCGATCTTGCTAAAAATTGAGGCTGAAAGCGTGCTTGGGAGCCCGTTGTACCGGGGGACACTCGAGGTTGCGCTAGTTGCCGCCAGCAGCGACACAACGACCGCGCAGCAGGCCGCGTGGGCTCAAGAGATCGACACGGTGATCCGCGAGTTGGAAATCTCAACGGCCACGGTTGCGCTTTTTGGCGTTGTTGCGACCAGCACGCAGCCAAGCGTCAACAACAACCAATTCGTGACGACGATGAACTACACCGTCGGCTTCGGGCCGCCGGCTTGACAAACCGCAAAAAACGTATGCCTGCAACATTTGGAGTTACCGACACTTTTAGCGGCACGGCCCCATCCGGTGGCTGGATGCAGGAATCTTCCGAAGAGCAAAGCGTTGAAGTCGCGACGATCAAAAACGAAGTTGGAGCAACTGTTGTTGCGCAGCCGAAAGGCGTGGTAACCACGCGTGTCACAATCCGCAGCAAGGGCGACGTTTCCATTGGATCGACGCCGAGCATCGGCTCTTTTTCCGGGTTCAAGGTGACCAGCGCAAAAATTTCCGAATCAAACGACGATTTCCGGACGGCGGAAATCACCGCGACCAAGTACGAATAAAGAGGACCACATCATGCCAAGCGCAAACGGTTTTGGAATCTCAGCCCTGACGGGGACGCTTATTGAGTCCGTTGAAATTTCGTACGAGTCGGAAGAAAAGATGCTCATGGACCGACTCGGTGAGTTTTCCGAAGCGCGGTTGATCGACACGACAACGACTTTCACGGTCCGCGGTTCTGGAGAGCCCACCGTCACAATTGGCGGCACATCTGGCGCTCCGACTGGAGCTGAGGGAAAAATTGTTATCACCAGTGTGAAACGGACGCAGGTGAATGACGACTTTGAAAAGTTCGAGTACTCCGGCACCGCATACCCGAGCGCAGACTAACGCACACGCCCGCGGCGGGCAGAGCCGACAAAATTTGAAATGAGACCAGGGCAAACAATTGAGTTTTTGCGCGACAACGAAAACCCGTTGCAGTCGCGCAACACACGCACCGTAGCCGCGGCCATTAGCTGCGGCTGTAAACCGGCGGAAAAGGCCTACAGCTACACCGTCGAAGAAACGAGAAACGGGCTGCAACGCACCGTCACGTGGGTCATGGATGGCGACGCCAAAGCTGTTTTTGAACCGGCGTTTGAACGCGAGGAACTGACTTTTTCCGAGGTGGCAAAACGCTTTGCCGACAAGGCCTGGTGCGAAGCAAACGCCAACCATCCGATCGCCTACCTGCGCGCGTTTTCGGACAACCTGGCGCAGCTAACCGCGTTTGTGAAGGAGCATAAACCAAGCGTCCTAATTCGCCGCGGAAACCGAGTGGCGACAATCGCGGCAAACGCGAGCGATGAAATGAAAGCGAAAATCTTGGCGATGTTATGAGCACCGACGACGCATTTTTTGACGGGCCGGTGGATGTTGGAAATCTAAAGCTGCGGCCGTTTTCTATTGGGAGCATGACCGCATGCCGGAAGCTGGGCTTAAGCCTTTTCTTGGGGCTTGGGGACGCGTTAACAGCCGAGGAAATGCAGCGCCAGGTGGTGGCGTTTGCGTGGATCCAGAGTGCCCCACTGGCAACGGTCCAGCGCGCACTTCGCGAGGGCACCGCTAACGAATACATCGCGCGGTTCGAATTTGAGGTTATGCCGGGCGACCTCAAAGCATTAGAGCGCGAGATCAACCGCATCTCCCAACTGACCGAAGCCGCGGCCATCGACACCGTCTCGCGTGAAACAACACCAGACCCTGCCGAGCCGGGGGAATCCTAGCGCCCAACTGGACCGCGAGCATGGTGTTTGCGGTGAGTTCGAATACCGGTTGGGCAGAATCGTTTATCATGTGGGACCTGCCACTTTCGCGCGCACTGCAGTACTGGCACGCTTGGCTCTACTCGCAAGGCGTTTGGACCGTCGCAAAACGCCCGCCGGCCGCTGCAGAGTTTGACGCGGTGCAGGCTCGGATTGCCGCGCTTGACGCAGAGGGAGAAGTATGAGCGAAACCGTGAGCTTTAAAATGGACACGCGCATGATGTGGCGTGCCATTGACGAGCATCACCGCACTTTTCGCCGCTCGTATGAACACCTTTTTATGGTCGCGGCAAAAGGTGTTGCTGCAAAAGCTGTGCGACTGACCCCGCCTTTTAAATGGCAGCGCAATAGTGGAAACACTGAGTCAGACAGAAACGCGCGCCAGCGAGGCATCAGCAGCGTCGAAGTGGGTATTTTGAAACTGTTTACAACAGACGCTTCAGTTGCTCTAGAAAACGGTTTGGCGCAAAAACCGACAAAAACAATCATCCAAGCGAATTCTGCGATGTCGTTAATGGCGTCGTACCACAAAGAAAAACGCAACCCTTCCGGGCGTGTTCCGAAGTCGCACAAGCCGACAAAAGTCGTGACGCGGCAGGCGTTAAAAAAATACCTATCGACTACAAAAAAACGTGTGGGCTACTTAGCAAGCGGGTGGGTCCAAGGCGCGCAGACCGTGCAGGCGTCTGTCCCGTCGTGGGTCAAAAAACATGCGGGGCCCGGAAGCGCAGTTTTGCAGGTCACGGCAACCCGGCTTTATTTTCGGATGACGAATGCCGTGGGGTTTCCGACCAAGGACATGTTGATGGCGAGCCGGATCCCTGTCGCGGTGCGGCTTCAAGCGGCGGCAATGCTGCGGCAGATAGTTTTTAAGACCAAGAAAAAGGTGGCCCTATGAGCGCAACAGCAGTCCTCGATTTAAAAGTCGGCGGGTTCACCGCGGGCTTAAATGCGGTCAACAAAGGCCTGAAAGCAATCGGTTCGACCGCAGCGCAAACGGGCAGCCTGATGGGCTCCGCGCTAAGTAAAGGCATCAGCGGTATCGCTGGGCTTGTCAAAGGGCTGTCTGTGGCAGGCGTTGGCGCGTTTGCTGGACTCGGCGCGGGAATTTACGAAGCGATGAACCAGGGCGGCGAGCTGGTCGACCTCCAGGAACAGACGGGAGTCAGCATCGAAAAACTGATGCAGTTGCGCGTCGCATTTGAGCAGGCCGGGCTTGGTGCAGATGAAGTGCAACCGACGATTGCCAAGCTGCAAAAAACCATTGTGGGCGCGCAGACTGGTAGCGAAGCGGCGCAAAAGGCTTTTGAGGCGTTGGGGCTGTCTGCGGATGATTTGGCGGAGACGACCGCAGATGAACAATTGCGGCTTGTCGGAGAGAGCATTGCCAACATCGAAAACCCGGCGCTTAAATCCGCGGTGGCGATGGAAGTGTTCGGAAAAAGCGGCGGGCGGATGCTTGCGTTTTTTGCGGCCGGCGGACTCGATGAGGCGGCCGCGGCTATTGGCCGCCAGAGCGAGCTGATGGCCAAGTACGCGGACACGTTCGACA